TACGTTACAGTTGGTGGAACATCAAGCGCATCATCGAGTACTACAGGAACAAGTTGGGTACCAAGAACATTACCTACACTAGGAGCAGGCACTTATTCATCTGTAGCCTACGGTAACGGATATTTTGTTGCAATCAGTACTGGCAGCAATGCAACAGCAGTCAGTTCTAGTGGCACAACATGGGCAGCAGGCGGCAATTTACCTTCTAGTACAACATGGACAAGTGTTGCCTACGGTAACGGACGTTTTGTTGCTATTGCAAACGGACCAAGTAGAACAGTTGCCTACAGCATAAACAACGGTACAACATGGGCAGCAGCAAGTCCAGGACTACCGTCAAGCCAAGCATGGAGCAAAATTAGCTATGCTCAAGGATTATTTGTAGCAGTTGCTACAGGTAGTACAGTGTGTGCAACCAGCCAAGATGGTATCAATTGGGTAGAAAGAACAATGCCTGGCGCATCTTCTAATTGGAGTGGACTAGCATTTGGTAACACTAGCAGCAATCCGTTGTGGGTAGCAGTAACTACAACTTCAGGAACAGTGGCAGCTTCTCTAAATACTGGAGCAAGAGCACTGGCTCGTATGAGAGTAGTTAACGGTACAATTTTCGAAGTTAGAATGGTTGAACCGGGTAGTGCATATCCAAAAGGAACTGTGACTGCTACTACGGCTACTACTAACATTATCAGTGTTGATAACACAGAAAATCTAGTGGCTAATCAACCAGTTATCTTCTCAAGTTGCGACACTGGCGGGCTAGTAACTGAAAAACTATATTACGTGATTGGTGCTAGTATTGTAACTAATACCAGCTTTCAAGTCAGCCTTGTTGCTGGCAGCGGAACTCCAGTTGTGCTAGTAACTACTACGGGACTAACTGGCAAGTATAGAGCAGGTGCAATAACTACACAATTTGATCCTAACAAGGTTGTTACAGCAGCATTGAATCCAAGAGCAGGTGACGGCGCCCTAGCTAATCCAAGTTTTAGCAGTAGAGGTACTGCGTACACTGTTGGTACAACAGTTGCTAACGGTGATGGCTCTGCTAACTTATATCAACCAAGTACATTTATTGCAGTCAGAAACTTATATGCAGTTCCTCAAGCAGGATCAAACGTGGTGTTTGGATCAATTCCAGGTGTATGGTATAAGCTAGTAGCTGTTACTAATGTGCTCGGTGATCCAGGTGACTATACCGGTACATTCCAGATTAGTCCTGCAATCAGTGTGCTACAAGCACCTATTGACGGAGACAGTATAACTACTACAATCAAGTACAGTCAAGTTCGTTTAACTGGACACGATTTCTTGTATATAGGTACTGGTAATCAAGCAGACACTAACTACCCATTTGTTAATCCAGCAAACGCTGATATTAACAAGCAAACAGTTGCTAGTGGTGGCGGACGAGTGTTCTTTACATCAACTGACCAAGACGGTAACTTTAACGTTGGCGGATTGTTTGGAGTACAACAGTCAACTGGTACTGCTACACTAAACGCTGATGCGTTTAACTTGTCAGGATTGCAGAGCTTGCAGTTAGGATCGTTAAATATTGGTACAGGAAGTGCAATTATTAATCAGTTTAGTACAGACCCGTTCTTTACTGCTGATAGCGATAACATTGTTCCTACACAAAGGGCAATTAAAGCATATATTACAGCACAAATTGGTGGCGGTCAGAGCTCATTAAACGTAAATACACTAACGGCAGGTGTTGTGTATATTGCGAATAACTCAATCTCAACTACATCAGGCGGACAGTTAAATATAAAGTCAAAGATGAATTTCACAGGTGGTATTGACGGGGCACCCGTTGCACTTGGATTCTTCTTCCAAAGATAATTCGGAGAAATAAAAATGGCATCAGGAAGATTAGGAAACGTAGCAATTTTAGCGGTACAAAGTCCGCCACAAACAGTGTATACTACTCCAACAGGATTTTACACAGTATGTAATGTGACTATTGTCAATAGAAATACCACTGCTGTGAGAATTCGATTGGCAATGGCGTCGGCAGGCACACCAACTGTGCAGGAGTGGATAGAATACGATACAATTATCATCCCAAACGGTGTATTTGAGCGTACTGGACTTGTACTACAAGCCGGACTAAATATAGTAGTATATTCGGACACAGCCAACTTAGGTTGCACAGTGTACGGAATTGAAACTTCAACAACCTAATTAGTAGAGATAACAGATGGCACGTTTTAATAGTAAACAATCGATTATATCAGTAACCGGCACAACTACGTTAACCTACGTTCTTGACGGGGCAGCAATAGTGATGACAGGAAGTTCTGGTTATGCGTTAACCTTAGCAGGTCCTGCCGCGTTTTCAGGCACAACACAAACTATCTGGAACAACACTGCCAGCGGCGATGTTACTATAACTACCGCATCCGGCCAATTTGTCGGATACGGAGCAAGTGCTTCATTATCAATAACACTGCCGTTGAATAATGTTATTAGAATAATTTCAGACGGTACAAATTATTTTATTGCTAAAAGTTCATATGTTGACGACATACAGACATTAAAAACTACCTTTAACTTGGCTAACGCAACTGCTACTACTATTAACTTTGGTGGCGCAGCAACTTCTGTTCGTATTGGTGCAAGCACTGGTACTTCAGTTGTTAAAAATCAATTGATTGTTGTAGGAAGACAAACAAACATAACTGCTACAAGAGCATCGGGCGATTACACGTATGACGGTACTGGCAAGATAACTAATTTTGTATTTGGTAACAAAACAACCAGTGCTATTACCTATGACGGACTGGGTAGAATTAGCGGATTTACAGAAACAATCGTAGACGCAAATGGTAGTGGTACATATACTGTAACAAGAACTGTTACATATACTGCTCGTAATGATCCTATCATAGCTTAATGAATAAAGAGGAAGATAAATGGATGTCTTAACAAATAATCGAATACAAGTTGCAAACTGTAATATTGCAGGACTAACAACGTGTATAGGAAATACAAATACATGTGTAGGTAACGTACTTACATGTGTACAAGGTACTAACACCAGTCTTAGTAATACTAACACCTGTGTTGGTAACGTGCTAGGTTGCGTACAAAGTGCTAACAGTAATATTGGCGGATTGCAAACATGTATTCAAAATACCAACACTTGCAATAGTAATCAGCAAACATGTTTAACTAACATTTGGACCTGCGCCAACTCTCTGTGCGCATGTTTAGCAGGTAAATCAACAGGTACACTAGGCTACGAACTAATTTCTGGTTGCTCTGGTAACTATGGTTGTATGTGTGTTGCAAGGCCAGGCAAATTCCAGCACTATGTAATTATGGGATCAGCATGTTGCTGGACACATTATTGCTCGCACATGACTATTGGATTTTACGGAGCCTGCAGTCAAGGCTGTTCAGCTAATAACGCAGGTAGTTGGTGCTGTAATCAGTGCTCATGCGGTATTATTTACAATTCAAAATGTAACAACGGTTCATATCAATACGGTTGTGCAGGAAACTTAGCATGGATTTTTGGATGTACTGGCGGATGTTATACTGCCTGTTCAGGCTGTAACTTTACATGGGTTATGGAAGTGATGCCTAATAATATTTGTGCATATGATAGAGCATTTAGATACCACATGAAAAGATCACAAGGCGGCGGGAACTATATGTGCTGTACTGGTATTGAAAATGCAGGACATTCACAGAACTGTTGCGGTGCTGACCCAACTTGTATGCAATACATATGCTTCTCTAACCCAAGTGCTGTATGTTCTTTGGGATGTGCAAATATTGCTATATTTGGTGTACATCGTCTTGCTTGTTAATTAATATCGGAAATTAAAATGGATAAATCAGAATTTTATAAACTTTGGCACACTAGGCAAGAAGGTGCCGTGCTTAACGAGTACGGGTTCCCTCCAGTGTTATGGCTAGCACAACCAATAACAACTGAAGAACAATGGACTGATTTTCTCAATCTAGAAATGGAGCCAGTAGAGTTTGCAAAGTTAGATAAAGATGCTGCTGACATGCTTGGAATACCGTTTGTTCTTCCTCACGTGTTAGTAAGAAAATATCCTGAACCAACAGATCAACTTGACGGGATTTACAAAGCATTATTAGCAATTAAAGAATCTGGAATTGATATAGGCACAGCTGGAACTGAATATTTAGATAGCATAACTGCTGTTAAAACGTCAGTTCCTAAAACTTATGCACTTCCAGAGGCACCAGATCCTACTATGGGGGTTGAAACTGAAGTACTTCCAGAAGAGACTTTACCAGAATTTCCACCGGACTATGAGCCACCAGCATAATATCACAATTATATTAGACTAATTTGTACCCACATAATTAGAAGCAAGAACTATTATGTGGGTACTTTATGAATAAACCAACCAAAAAAGCATTTGTTATAAACGGAGGAGTCGGCCGCGTTCTTTGCGCTATTCCTGCATTAGAACACTATGCAAAGCTAAACAATAATGAATTAATTGTTGTAGCAGAAGCCTGGTCAGAGTTATTTCTATCAAGTAAAATTTTAAGAGACAAAGTTTATCTATTAACTGATAAAAATCTTTTTAATATTTTAAAAGATTACGAAATTATTTCTCCCGAACCGTATCGACTTAACGCATACTTTACTCAGAAAGTAAATTTAATACAAGCATTTGACATGCTAATTAATTACGATACTCCTCCTGAAAAAATTCCTGAAACTAAAAAATTCGATTTAGACATTGGAAAGTCAGATCAAATATTCGGATATACTTCAGTAGAAGAAGTAAAGAAATTATACAAAAAAGACAAAGTTATTGTATTTCAGCCTTTTGGTAGCGGAATAAAACAAAATGGATCATTTCTATATGATGAAACTGGCAGGTCATTTGAGCCAAATGACGTTTACCAAATAATTAAAGAATTATCTAAAAATTATGCTATAATAATGTTTAGTAATTTTAATCCCTTTCCTGAAGGAGAACTTCCAGTAGTTGTACCTACTACTGTAAATCTTTTGCAATGGATGGGAGTTGTTAATGCAGCAGACTATTTTCTAGGTTGTGACTCAGTGGGACAACATTATGCCAATGCGCTAAACAAACCATCAACTGTTGTTATTGGATCTACTTATCCAGAGAATATTTCATATCCAGATAATTCAAGATTTAAAATATTTGATCTAGGTAAAGATAGACGAAAGTATTCTCCTCTTAGAATAACTAATGATTTTGCAGTAGAACGCAATAATGAATCTTTAATGGTTTTAGATAAAGATCAGTTAAAATCAATTATTAAAAGTATTCAACATGTACTAGGTACAAAAAATAATTTTGTAGCAACACCGGAAACTAACATATCTATACCTAATAATGCCTGCTGCCCGCCAAATACTCCAGAGTTCATGAAACCATCATTGCCAGCAACACCGGCACCATTAATAACAAATAATACACTAACTGAAATAAAAAAATAAAGGAAGTACAATGAATCAAACAAAAACAGGTTATATTTTAGGTATTTCTCGAGGACACAATGCTGGTGTTTGTCTTTTGAAAGACGGCGAAATAGTGTTCAGTATCGAGGAAGAAAGACTTAGTAGATTTAAGTATGACGGAAGTCCTCTAGCTAGTATGAGGAAAGTTTTAGATTATACTGATAAAATTGACTACTTAGTAGTTGCACATACTCAGCCACTTAAAGGATGTCCGCAAATTGAATATTCAGGCGACGATATGTATACCGGCATGGCAAGAAAGTTAGGATTAATCGACAGAAAAGAAAATATTTGGAATCATCCTCAAGTAATTGATGTAAGTAATCAACATCATAAAATTCATGCAGCTTGTGCATTTTATAATTCAGGATTTAAAAATGCAGTTGCAGTAGTAGTTGACGGCGCTGGCTCTGAATTTACATATAAAGGTAAAGAAAAAGAACACGCTTTATGGGAAGTAGAATCAATTTTTAACTGTTCTTACGATACTGGAATAACTACAAAATTTAAACATTTCGGTTGTAGAGACCCTATTCCAAATTCATATAGCACTACTATGAATTTTGAGTATTTTGATGAGCCTGAGTCTCAATTTGAATGCATTATTACTGACCATGCAGGCATAGTAAAATGTTATGAAGCAGTTACAGAATATTGCGGATTCGATGCTATCGAAGCAGGAAAGACTATGGGATTATTCCCTTACGGTAAACCAATCGATAACTTGCCTCCCTTGTTTCAGCAAGATATGAAATTTCCAATTTCTAATAGAAACATTGTTATTCCTACATATCCACTTAATTTTATTATTAAAGCTGCTACACAGACTGGAAATAACAACGTTGTTCTTAGTGGAGGTTACGGTTTAAATTGTGTTGCTAACTATTTTTATCTTACTAAATTAAATGAATTAGGTATTAATTTATATGTTGAACCCGTATCAAATGATAGCGGAACCGCAGTTGGAGCAGCATTATTCTGGTACTATATTTCATCGGGTGATACTGCTCTTAGAAATAAAGCTAATACATTATATCTTGGACCTCATTATAATTACACCGCAGAATATATTACAAATGCAGCAGCAAAAGTTGAAGCTGAGATTACAGATTGCACAGAAGACGATATTGTAGATTTATTATCTCGCAAACACATTGTAGCCATGTTTCAAGGTCGCAGTGAAAATGGTCCTCGTGCATTAGGAAATCGTTCAATTTTATTCGATCCAAGATATAAAGACGGAAAGGCATATGTAAATCGTGTTAAAAATAGAGAATATTTTAGACCTTTTGCAGGTAGCATTTTAGCAGAACATGCACACGAATGGTTTGATTTGCGAGGTATGGAAGATAGTCCGCATATGATGTATGCTGTAAACTGTCAAGAAGGTGTAGCTGAAAAAATACCATCAGTTATTCATGAAGACGGAACTTGCAGAATTCAAACAGTAACAAAAGAGAATAACGAAAATTTTTATGCGCTAATTAATGCTTTCTACAAAAAAACTGGCATGCCAATTTTGTTTAATACAAGTTTCAACTTAGGCGGAGAACCTTTAGTAGAAACTCTTGAAGATGCATTATGGACTCTAGAAAATTCGTTAATTGAATACTTATACTTGCCTGAATGCAAAAAACTTATTATATTAAAAAATGGCTAATATAAAGCAATTTGTTTGTCTTGGCGGTTTGCCTAGGACAGGATCCACTTTACTTTCTGCGATTCTTTCGCAAAATCCTGAGATACATGCAGAGGGCAATTCTGCTGTTTGTCAAATAATGTCCGATATATTGGTTACTTGCGAAACTCTTGCAAAAGAACAACTCACGGCAAATAATAGAGAACATACTAAAATAGATTTAATTAAAGAAATTCCTAACATCTATTATAAAGATGTAACTGCTTCTGTTATTGTTGACAAGTGTAGATCTTGGCCAACTAAGGATAATCAACTTTTATATAGACAACTCACTGCAAATCCTAAAACAATAATATTAACAAGACCTCTAGAAGAAATTGTTAAATCATTTATAAATCTATTTGAAGAAAACGGATACACTGGCAATCTTGAAAAACGTTTTTCAGAGATATGGTCCGCAGCTATTACACATGCAATCGAAGGTATTAAATGGGCTAAACAGAATAATACTGGAGAGTTTTTGTTTGTGTCGTACGATGAACTAACAACTGATACAGAAGCAACTATTAAAAAAATATATTCGTTTTGCGAATGGAAGAGTTTTAATCATAACTTTAATTCTATAGTAAACATGCATCCGGAAAATGACGATGTATATCAATTAAAAGGCATGCATGACATTAGAAGTAGTGTATCAAAAAGAAAATTAACTACACAACTATCTCCTGCAATGTTAAAACAATGCAGAGCATTAGACATTTAAATTAAATCAATAATTTCAAATACTGTTTGTAATTTAGTCTTAATAGTCTTATTAGAAAAACTTACTCTTAGTCCTTGATGTAAAGGTTTAGGAGGATTTTCAATCGTTGCCCAAGCCCATCCAATATGCTCTTCACTTAATATTGGAACAAATTCATTATCTACTAGGCATAGATATGTATGAAAATTAAATCCAGCATCATTACTAACAAACGTTTCGATAGGAATTGTTTTTAAGATAGTAAAATTACTACCAACTTCTTCAGCAATTTCTCTCTGTAGTCCTTGCCAAGGATTTTCACCTTCGTTGTTAGTGCCTCCAACAAGCCCCCATGTACCGGAATGCTTGCCTTCTGCTTTTTGTAACAATAAAAATCTGCGAGTATTTTTGGCGTAAATTAATGCACCACTGCATACTATCTTGTCAGTTATAGAGCTATTCTCCATTGTCCTTTCTTATACTCGCCTTCAAATGTTTTTGCCCACTCAACTCCGTTCCATCTATATTGAGTCTCAGTATAGAAATTTGTTTGATGAACTAAAGTCTCTGTATTTTCTTGTGCTGAAAATACTGTTATCCAATTGTCTCCGTCCCACTCAATAATATCATTTACTTCTGCAACAGTATCAGTACCGTCACTGTTCTTCCATGCATCAGGACCGTCGTAGTTTAGATTTAATTCATATGTGACTTCATCATCTGTTTGTATTTCTATATTTGAAACAATTACAAATTCTTTATCAGCACTTTGACCACCAACTCTAAACGTACTAATACTACCTTGCGGACTATTTACACCAGTAACAGTTATGATGCAATCGTTTGTGACATTTATTCCGCCTAGCTTGTTACCTCTAACTCTAATTCTGTCACCTTCTGCGTATCCTGTTCCTGCACTATTCCCAATAACGGCAGAATACATACCAGTTGACAATAATTGTGTAACATTAAAAGTTGCACCACTACCGCTTCCTGAAATAGTTGTACTTATAGTATTATAAAAAACAGGATTAGCCAAAGGCGATGACACTACTTCTACCCCATTAACTAATAATTTATGATCGTTAACTTTTTTATGTAGTATATTAGTATAAACATAATAAGATTTAGCAGCAGCAATAAATGTATCTCTAATGGTGCCACCTATACTATCAACAATTAAATATCTAACGCCAGTTTCAATTAGTTGATCTGTCCTTTCTTTATTAGGACGTTTAGGGTTGAAAGAAGTCGGGTCAACGATAGCGTCAAAGTAGCCCCATCGTCCTTCTATCCTAGCAGGTCCTTCTATAAGTGTATTAGAAGGAAATGTATCACTATCCCATGATGTAACTAACAGTGTAAAATCGGTTGGATGAACACTAATAGTACCAACTACTTCGGTGCCATCAGGCTGTCTTAGAAAGATTTTACTTAACCCTGAAGTTATTTTGCCCGGAAACTGACGTAGTGCCATGTCCCAAGATAACCAAGTACCGGGACTAACTTCGTTGCTACGCATACGAATAATATTAGATTCTACAACAATGTCAAAATTACCTATTGTAACTCTAGTTTCAAATAATGCTCCGACTGGGTCAACTTGTCCAGTTGCAGTATCAACTCCTAGTCCTTCGATATAGTCTTGGACAGCATCGCTTTTACCGCCATATATGTTATTAACAATGCTAGTAACAATACCTAATTTCTTAACTTTAACTGGCGGGCTTAGCCATACTGGAGTTTTTAAAGTTAATGTAGCAATATCAATTGCACTGTTTGTTCCTACAGGAACACTTCGTGAACTAAACACTACATCGCCTAATTCAACAACGCTTAAACTAGTCCAGTCAATGTAATTATCTGTAGTTTGTATTTCTAAACTTGGGTTAAACAATGTTAGTAGTTGTTCAAGTATTTGTAATTTTTGATCAGTACTTGTACTCCATATGTCAACTTTAAGACTAAGATCAAACGGAGTTGGCATTAAACGCTCAACAGTATATTGACCGCCTTGTGTATATTCATATGCACCAGTTTCTTCATTAATTGCACGTTCTCGTATGTGTAACTTACCTACATAAGTAGAGTCACCCATCCTGTCTCTGGCTAGATCTAAATCGCTAACATATACCGCAATACGAGGAGCACTAGCTACAGCATTTTCGCTGTTTTGATTAATGATACTGGCAGCTTGTCTATCTTGATCTCCATACATAACAGGAACACGAACTAAGGTTCCGTCACTATACTTGACTACAAAGTTAGATACTAGTCTAACTACCTGTGTAATATATCGTCTTAATTGGCCGTCATAAAAATGTTGCATTAGAAATCTGCCTTAGGTCTAAGAGCTTTACTGATACTCTGTCTTTCTGATTCTCGCTTATTGTATAATGTAACAGTCCATTGTCCAGGCAACGGTAATTTAACTCCATCAGGTAAAGTAATTCTAATAAAATTAGTTGTATTACCTACTACATTATACGATGTGATTATATTTTCATTCTCACTAACAACATAATCAAACTCTATAACAGACTGTTCAATTACAACATACAACGCTGTGTTGTACAAATCATAATCTATTAATGTATTGATAGTGTTACCTGTATTAGGCTGATTATCAATAAACGTCTGCCCAAATGTAACAACATCATCAGCAACTGACATAGTGTAAGTATATTTTTTATTGTTAATAAATCCAAGTCTGTGAGTTTTTCTACTATCAGTGTTAGTCATAGTATGACGTACAGCATCTTCTATCTTAATCCAACGTTGCCCGTCATATCTAAACAGTCTATTTGGCATCATATCGTTGCGCAAAAAGTAGTCATCAGCTTGTGCTCCTGCAGGGAAAGCAATACCAAACCCAAAATCTGCACCATTCGGTGGAACACCATCTCCGATCAAATATCCTGCATATCCAGCACGTTTAGGTTTTGCTGCCATTGCATCTGCACTAAGAGTAGTAGTGCTTGCATCTGGCGGAGTTGATGAATCATCTGCTGTATATAACTTAGGTTGTCCTTTTTCATCAACTGCTAATGTATATAAATGTCTAGTTTCATATCCACTGTTCGGAGCATCTGCCTCAGCTTGTGCAATAATTGCATCATTAATTTGTAAATTTTTACTATTAGTACTGAGAATATCTTGTAGACTCTGACCACCATATGCACTAAAGAAACTAGAATTTGGAGGCGGAGTGTTGACAGGCGTGCTAGCTGTAACAGTATACAATGTACCTTGATAGCGAACAATTTGTCCTGTAGTATATGTTTGTGTAGGATCATAATCTCCTACAAAGTTAGCATTGGTGTCTACTGGTTTAGTTAGAATATCAGCAAACTGTTGACTATCAACTATCTTTTTAAGTTTTAATCTGTATAAATGCGGATACCAAGTTTTACTAAATCCTTCAGCAGCACGACCTATATCATCAATTACAAAATAACGAGGCATCGCAACGTCAAACTCATTAAGTGCAAATTCGTCACGTAGATGAGGTAGTTCTAATACGTCTCCGCTTAGTGGTTTACGCCCTACTGTACTAACAAAATCATTAATATGCACAGTCATAAAAACTGTATCTTGATCAATAAACAATCCAAACTGACTTAAATTAAAATCAATATCTTGTACATTATAAATGCCACGTAGTGTAAAGATAGAACTATCATATTTTCTATCACGATTTTCTAAAAATAGCAAGTCTTGTATGTTTGTTTCTTTAACTGCATCATACATAGGTTGATCTGCTGTAGATTCTCCTTCGAGTGGATTTTTAGGTCCTAAGTATTTGTGCAAGTATATATCAGTACCGCCCACCTGAAACATTTCAGATATGTTGCGATCTAGGAACTTGTAATCGTTGCCCTTTTCGGGTTTGTAAAGTGATAAACGTGGCATAGTAGTATATTTAGCGCATAAATAATACGGGAGATACAAATGTCAGACAATCCACAAGCAGTTAAACAACAAGTTTTTGATTATTGCCGCACTATGCTAGGTGACGGTATGATTGACGTTGAACTCGATCCAATTCACTATGAAACAGCACTGGACAAGGCTCTAGTACGTTTTAGACAACGAAGCCCTAATGCAGTAGAAGAAAGCTACATGTTTTTAGAATTAAAAAAGGATCAAAATGATTACATATTGCCTAGAGAAGTTATTAATGTGCAATCAGTATTTCGTAGAACTTTGGGATCAAGAACTGGTGGAGGAACTGGTACAAACTTTGAACCTTTCAATCTTGCGTACACTAATACGTATTTGTTAAACAGCACCATGCTGGGCGGCATAGCTACCTACTATATGTTTGCCAGTTATCAAGAAATGATTGGTAAAATTTTTGGTAGTTTTATTGAATTTCAATGGATTCCTACAAGCCGCATACTAAGAATATTACAACGTCCATTTAGTGAAGGCGAAACACTATTACTACGCTGCCAGAACTTTAGACCAGATTACACAATTATTGAAGACATTTATGCTAAACAGTGGATACGTGACTATAGTCTAGCTAACTGTAAAATTATGTTAGGTGAAGCCCGTAGCAAGTTTGCTAGTATTGCTGGCCCGCAAGGTGGCGGCAGTCTAAATGGTGGGGATCTAAAGAGTGACGGTAAAGCAGATTTAGAAAAGTTAGATAAAGAATTAGAAACACTTGTTAGTGGTGGTACAGGTTATACATTTATCATAGGTTAAAGATGAAAGTTTACGATATTATTACAGAAGTTCGACAGCCCAAGCCAACTAAAAGACAAGCACAGTCTACTAAGGGCATGGATATCTACGGTGATAAAGAAAGATCCGACAGCACCTATGTAGCGTTTAAGCTAGGGCAAGCTATGGCCTGTACAGACGGCAAATCAAAACCAGATATGGATGGGAAAAGCTGGTATGGTAAAAAGAAAACTATCCATCCTTATACTAAAGAAGAACACGACATGTTTGTTCAAGCTGCTAAAGTAGTAGGCGCAGATTACGAAGATTTAAATCACGGTGACATGCGTAGTTTAGAACTAGACACTACTAATAAAACAAGTCCAGTAGCTAAACCAAAGCGCAACAAATACGGTATATAAATTTTTAACTAGTTAGGAGAAGTACTATATAATAGTAAATCTCTACACTGGATATGAAAAATAAAATATCAACTCTATACATTACCGGCGACAGTTTTAGTCAAATAATTCCCGACGATGTAAACGACCAACTTTGGCCGATACAGTTAGCTAGGGTTATCAATGCTAAACTACAAAACACTAGTTGTTACGGAGTTTCACAAGACTGGAATTGGTCTATTTTAGAAGAATGGTCAGATAAAATAACTTCAGACGATCAGCTAATTGTAGTACTCACTGATCCGGGAAGATTTTGGTTCATTGAAGATAAACCTGAACTTTCAAATTCATGGATAGTAGAATCAGAATTTGAAAAATTAATAGGTAATAGTGAAATCAAAAAAGCAATCGAGTATTATATCCAATATATACAGCGACCTAAGATAGATTGTAGATTTTTAATGCATCGATTAGGCTGGCTTAATAATCTTGTAAGAATAAACAATTGGAAGAAGCCGTTAATACTACTAGCATTTGATCAATTCGTACCAAATCCTCAGCACTATCCTGATCTAACAATTGTGCCCGGCAATTTAATGCATGTTTCCCATGCTGAAACAGATATCAATGATCCCATTGATTATAAATTTGTTGACACCCGACATAATCATTTTACATTATCTAA